TTATACGACAGCTTTGTAGACGATTTTGGGGATATGTATGTGTGGAATACTCAGACCAATGAATTTATGATTTGGTCGAAAGAGTAACATCCTTTCTTTTGTTGTTGTTTTGAGGGTTTCTTGTAAGCCCTCCTTTTTCTTTGTTCCCGTGATAAACGGTTTATATAATCCAAAAGTCCTCATAAGCAGGACTTTTTTCTTTGTTTGTTGAAATATAGTAAAGAAGTTTTTAGGAGGGTGAATCGTGTCCGATATCAATTTAGAATCAGAACAAAGAAGTTTGCTTCGTAAAAAGAAGCTCCATAATGAAAAAAGTTTAAAACTGGTTGAGTTTTATAAAAATGATCCTGAATTCCAGCAAATGTTAGAAACATTAAAAACAGAGTGGAGAGAAGAAGGATTAAACGAATTTGAAATCAAATTTTATGTTGAAGATGCCATCCACACAAAGGCAATTACAGAGGCTCAGTTATCAGGACCTGCAAAAGAGGCATACTCTGCTGAACTAGAAAAAAAGGGAAAGGTTTGAACCTCACTAATTCCACCATTTTAGACGGCGGCATAGAAAATAATTGTCATCGTTTAAAAGTTCTTATATTCTTTTAAGGACAAGGATGAAATTTAAAATCACTGCATATTTTTATATGTGGATAGTTTTATTGAAAAGAAGGAAGGTAAAGGGGGAAGACAATTGGATAAAATTGATCCTACGTACACAAGGCAGTTTATAAAGGAACATACAGATGGGGAAGAATCTGATTACTTTTTAGACCAAGTATTTGATGAAGCAATAGTAGGCGTAGTTGAAAGCCCGAATAAGGGGTTTTTAGTTGTTTATGATTATAATCATTGTGTGTCCATTATTGAATCAGATAATGAAACCTTTAGAGATGTGAGTGCTGAGAATGCTGAGGCAGCCTCTTACTTCGAATCTACTATCTATAATAAATACTCGTGTCCAAGCAATGTGGTATTTTGGGAAAATTCGGTCTTAGAATTATAACAGTGGATTGTACAAAAAGACGAGTGGAATACCACTCGTCTTTATTTACGTTCCAAATAGGTTTCTGGAGGGACATTTTTGACATTAAACCCATATTCATCATCATAGGTTTTTAACCCGAATATCAGGCGTCTTTCTAAATCCAAGATGTCCTCTTTCTTCCAATCAGGAAGTTCAAGAAGTTGAACAAACTCCAATTTATGACCATTCTGATACGCCTTTTGTAAAATATCGCTTGGATGCGTCCCCGTTTTTAGTTTATGGATATGATTAAATACCCTGCTTAAACAATTCGATGAACTACACCCTACATAATATCGTTTTTTATCTCGGTCACAAATTAAATAAATTCCTGCTTTGCTACTTATCAGTATTTACAAAAACCTCCTTATAATGTGATTATGAACACTATTTGAAAATAATATTCATATTTTTCCAAAAAGTTTGTTGACAACCTAGAAAATCGACGGTATAAAATAAAAAAGCGATAAAAGGAGAAAGCAAAATGCAACTAACCAAAATTACCTTTCAAGCCATCAAGAATAATGAAGCCATTTATACAGGTGAATTTACCACCTTACATCCAGAGAACAAACGAAAAATAGCCAACAGTATCAATAAAGCATTGCTCTATAAAGGATTAACCAAAAAAGCAGGAGATTTTGATGATATTCAATATGAGGTCATTACAAATAGTTAAGGACGAGTTCGCTCGTCCTATATTTTTATTGGAGTTGACAACCTAGAAACATCTTAACCAAATGGTGGATGAGTGAAGATGCCATCAAAAAAGTCATCTTTTTTATAAGGAATTACGATTATTGCGCTAAAATAAGAGTAGGAGTTGACAACCTATAAGTGAGGTGAAAGAACATGAGCTGGGAAATCCGAATTCGGAAAAATAAATACATCTACTTTGTCTTGCGTTATTACCATGCACAAAAGACAAAACAACTCCGTGAAGAAAAAATGGAAGAATTCTTACTTCAAGAACTCACAAGAGGGGAAGCATGGGATAAAGCAGTCAGAAAGGTTTCAACCAAATATACTTATAAAACCATTGGCAATGTAGAAAATCCTTCTACGAAAGAATTTATCGACCGTGAATTTAGTGAAGAGGAAAAACAAGACATTTATCAAAAGATACATGAGGTGCAAAAACGAATACTTTTACAGGAAGAGGAGTGATAACATGAGCGAAAAACAATTAGTAAAAAAATTAGCAAGTGTGATGCAAAAAGTAAAATATATTCAAAAGTCAGGCTTTAATGATTTTCATAAATATTCTTATGTAAAGGAAGCAGATATTGTAGAACCAGTTAGGGAGGCATTATCAGAACAAAATGTCATTATGATACCATCCGTTGCAGAACATATAGTTAGAGAACATACAAATGCAAAAGGAAAGGTAGAATATATTGCAACTGTTTTAGTAGAATTTACGTTCATGGATGGAGATACAGGTGAAACCATTAGTTTTAAAATTGCAGGTGAAGGACAAGATGCAGGTGACAAGGGGTACTACAAAGCGATGACTGGTGCAACCAAGTATGCCATTATGAAAGCCTTTATGATTCCAACAGGAGATGACCCTGAAGGAGATATAAACACAGATCAAAACAATCATACAAATCAATCTTCCAACTCCACACAATCCTCGAACAAAGCTTCTGAAAAACAAATCAAAAAACTTAAAATCGAACTATCCAACTTCTCTAAAAAATCCAATGTTCCACTAGAACAATTATTAGAAAAAATATATAAAGGCAGAAATGTAAAATCGATAGAAGAATTAAATAAAAAACAAATAAGTGAAGTCATTAATTATTTCATGAAAAAAGGAAGTGATATATCATGATGACATACGATAAAAACTACATACAACAAACCAACCTTCCATTAATAAAAGGAAGTGGTGGAGGGGTCGCAATTGGCTTAACATTTCAAGATGAACGTGCAGAAGAGATTCTTTTTAAAACAATCAAAGGCGTCAATTGGAACAACCAACCCTTAAAAAGATACATGACGGGTGAAGAACTAAAAGATTTATTTGCTATAACCTTAACAGAAGAAGAAGCCTACCATCCCAATTTTCTAAAAGGGTTTTACAGAATCTATAAGCGAACAGGAAATACATATGGTGGAATTTATGATGTGAAAATGGTGGCACTCTCTTATCAAAAACAGATTCAGCAACTCCATCCAAACGAATGGAAGAAAAATAAATTGCGAATGGTAACGGCTTAGATGCTATTTCTTTTGAAATGGCGTCTTTTTTATTCTGCAAATTTCCAAAAATTTTCTTCCTTTCATTTATAGGAGATTTGATTTTTCTCTTGTATACTATTAATACATAACTAATACTTAACCACTAATTGATAAGTGATTATAAAAATACATATCACTGGCAGAGAGCCTGTATCATTCATGAAAGGCATGAGTGATATGAAAAAAGACGATACAAATTGAGTAGAGTTTCCCGTCAACCTCGCTCCCGTGAAAGAGGTAAGAACTCTTTCGAGAACCAACGGTGAATCGTCCGTAGAGGGACATGTCTTCTTTCCTAGAGTAAATGACTCTTTTTTAGAGTAATGTTACAAATCCCGTCCCAGTTGCCTTTTGGCAAGGTAGATTATAGTGTGAACTTTTAAAGTCGGTCAATAAAGCTGGACCTAGGTGACCCGTCCCCGAATTGGTAGTAGGCAGTACGGCACTATAATGCGATGTGATATGGCGGCTCCAGACTGCAATATCCTTTTATGCGCTTTCTACCCTTTGGTAAGGGGTAGTCTGCTCAGTTCAGGACTCTCCACCCGCAATGGAGTGTTGTAAACGAAATCCTTCTTAAAATCACTACTTTAAAAATAAAAAAATTAAAACAAAAAAATACACATTTGGAGTGAAAGAAATGAATAAATTAACAAAATCCATTTCACTGATGGAAGAACATGATGAAATTGTTCTTAAAGCAAAAATGATTGATGGAAACCTTCAACTAGTCATGACAACTGATACAACTGATTTGCTATTTGAAATTAAAAAAAACTTCTTTGAATCCGATCAACATGTAAAATGGGTAACCAATCTATCAAACCTTAAAAATGTATAAATATACATATATTTCCACATACTAAAGAAACATAGGAGGTTTTTGTGGATACGAGAACAAATTGGCAAAGAAGTCTTAAATGAACTGATAAACTGTTTACGGATTTATTCAAAAGAAAAAGTTGATATGAATTTGTTTATGAGTACAAGTAGAACAAGAGATTACTTCAGAAACATTTTTACTTCCAAAGAAGAACAAATGAATTTCCGAAATTTACTTTTACAAATGCATTTTTATTGTGAAGAAGGATATGGGGTAAGTGTTCCATTGCCAAAAAGAAGGTTAGAAGAATATCAAGTGTTTCCGTTTGTAACAGACATTTGGCAACATTTTTATCAAAGTGTTGTAGAGGAACTTGATTTAACAGATGAAGATATAGAAGAATATGATGATGAATTCAACTAAAAAAGGACAGTTGCCTGTCCTTTTTGTATGTATCTTACCAAACTTCCGTAACAGGTGAATCAACACCAAAGTCCATGAAATAGGTTTCATCATCCATTTTATAAATTCGTACACTTGTTCTTCCATAATTCAGTAAATCTTGAACGTCCACTCTTGCACCTAAAGCTACGCCAAGACGATTTCTAAAATAACGTCCCATAATACTATTACTTTCACTTGTATGGATCGCTTTACGGTTCGCTTGAGCCATCACACACATTAATTGTTCTCCATCATCTGTTAGCATCGTGAATGTTTGTTCAAGTGGTGGAAAGAATGTTGGATTTTCTCTCATAGTAAATGGTGTCGGAACAGGTATATACGCTTGGTTTGGTTCACGACCAGGACGTTGTCCCCAATTTAGACCAGCTTTTTCATGAATTCTATTTTCGTTTATTAAAAGTGACAAATCAATATATTCCAAGTTTTGTAGATTCATAGGTTGAGCAACATGTGCAGGTTCTGTTCTTGTACGATTGGTTGGATTGGCAACAATCGTTTGCGTTTGACGTCGATAGTGAATGTTGTGGAAGTTAATATGTTGGTCAACGTCAGGGTCTGTGCAACTGATTACATCAGGAAGATCAAATACCTCATCGATATTATCATGATTGGCTACTACCAATAGTTCCTTTTGGTCACGAAACCCACCCCATGAAAAATTAGCAGAACCTACAAATGTAAGGGTATCATCTTGTCGAGCATCATTATACCAATGATAGATTTTTGTATGTACTGGTGGGTGAGTGGTCTTGTAGCTGATTTGAATACGAGGATTTTCATGCATGACTTGTCTGTAACGTTCATGATCCCACCGATTAATGCCATCTCTTTTACTCATTCCAATGATTAAATCGATTTCAATATCAGGGTATGTATCCAAAATGTGATACAAAAAAGCACTGGATGCGTAACCTGATAAAATACGCAGTTTGCGAAAACCATGACGATAAGGTTCTCTAAAGACATGTTCAAGCAAATGACTCGTCAAATACATAGGAATCCCTCCAATTTTTTACATTGTCAATTTAATAATATTAGAGTTTACTAGAGATGTCACCTATTAAGTTGGAAGATAGACTTGCAAACTTTTAATGGATGGATGAGTAGTGTATAATTAGACTTTAGAACATAAAATGACAAACTACACATGTAGGAGCGAAAGTAAATGATTTTTCGAAAAGGAGAGCTGTTCTGTGGTCCTGGGGGCTTATCGCTAGGAGCTAAAATGGTGGAAGTAAAAGATGAAAACAATACTTTATATAAAGTAGAACATGCATGGGCTAATGATTATCATGAAGACACATGCAAAACGTTCCGACATAATATATGTCCTGATAAACCAGAGACGGTTTTCTTTGGAGATGTAAAAGAGTTAGATATCAAAAGTTTACCACCGATTGATGCCTTCGCATTTGGATTCCCTTGTAATGATTTTTCTCTTGTAGGAGAAACAAAAGGACTTGAAGGGGAATATGGTGGACTTTATTCATACGGAATCAAAGTCTTAAAACACCACAAGCCAAAATGGTTTATTGCTGAAAATGTAGGTGGACTAGAAAGTGCAAACGAAGGAAAAGCCTTTATTCAAATTTTAACGGAGATGGAACGAGCAGGTTATACCATCACTCCTCATAAATATAAGTTTGAAGAATATGGTGTCCCACAAGCAAGGCATCGTATTATCATCGTTGGATTCAGAAAAGACCTTGGTCTACGATTTGAAGTGCCTAAAGCTCCTTTTAAAAATAAGAAGGACTGGAAATCATCCAAACAAGCCCTTGAAAATCCACCAATACCTGAAGATGCACTGAATCATGAATTCACAAGACATGATAAAAAAGTCATCGAAATGCTTTCACATATAAACCCAGGGGATAATTGCTGGGTGGATTATCTACCAGAACATCTTCGTTTGAATGTAAAGAAAACAAAAATGTCGAACATATATAGAAGACTGCATCCTGAAACTCCAGCATATACGGTAACAGGTTCAGGCGGTGGAGGAACTCATATGTATCACTATGAAGAACCTCGTGCTTTAACCAACCGTGAACGTGCTAGACTTCAAACATTCCCTGATTGGTATGAGTTTATTGGAGGAAAAGAAAGTGCTAGAAAGCAAATTGGGATGGCAGTGCCAGTGGAAGGCGCGAAAATCATTGTAGAAGCCATTCTTAAAACCTATGCCAAGATTCCATATGAAACAGAACCAGCAAGATGGGATGAAGAATACATCCAAAACATGGTAACAACAGGGGAAAAGAAAAAGAGAAAAGGCTCAACTAGAAAAACCAAAAAGAAAAATGAAGTCGATGAAAATCAACAAGCCTTCCAATTGGAAGAATCTAAATAAAATGTTTGTACTTTTGGTGAACAGACAGGAAATCCCTCGTTTTTTGTAGAATGGTGTCTACATAAAAGGAGGGATTTTTTTGAAGAAAAATACCAATATCAACGTCAATATTCCAAATGAGATACTGCATGATATGGAAATACATGCAACCGTGGTCAGTCCTGTGGATAAGAAAACAGGAATCTTGATTTTAACGAGTGGAATGAAACATTTTACAAAAGAAATCGTCATCCGAATTTATCTGTTACACCGAGAAGACACAAAAAACCATTTTGACATTCAGCATGAACTACAAGCGTTTTCTTTCACATCTTACTTGCAAGCCAAGAAGTTCCTAAACCATCTCCCCAATATGTCAGCTTTAGAAATGCTCGTTCTGTTAAAACCTTCACCACAATTTCAATAAAAAAGTGAATATTTAAAAAAGGAGAATTTCCTTTTCTGCATAACTAACTAGATGTAAGACGACTTTTTCTCCTTTTGTGTGGTTGCTATCCTGCTTTTTTTGTTATGATTATTTGTTACTTCCTTATAATATGTAGACTGATGCCTTGAACGAAGATGACCTCCTGTTTTTTAGAACGGGCTTCTTTCAAGGCATCTTTCTTTTTGTCTTTAAAATGAAGAGGTGATGTGTATGAGCCTTCAAACCCTATTAAATGACCTCGAAACCTTCCTTCAACAAAACCCCTATTGTGATATCCACGTATCAAACCACCAAGGGAAATTCCAAGTACAATATACGATAAAAAAGAAATATGAGAAAACGGATAACGATCAAAATGACTCAGGGGCACAGCCCAATAAATAAGGAGTGTCATGTGAAAAATGAATTGTATCATTATGTTGGCGGCATTATTGATGGCGAAGGAACCATCAGTTGCGATAAGCGAGAATATATCAATAAAAAGAGTGTAAAGAAAACCTATTATTATATTTCGATACGAATTGGCATGAGTGGTCGTGCTGGAAAAAAAACATTAGACCGTATCCAAGAAATTGTCGGTCTAGGGGATATTTATGAACATCGAGGGGTTTATACCTATGTGGCACATGGTGGAGTGGCTAAAGCGTTTTTAGAACGTGTGGGTCCCTATTGTTACTCCAAACAAGACCAAGTGCAAGCTGCACGTTCATTCTTTGAAAAAGGGGCAAACAAAGAAAGTATCTATTGGCGTCTTCGATATGAAAAGCAAATCTCCTATAAATAGTTGTGTCTCCATTTCTTTTCTTGGTATCATGTAAAGAAAGAACATGATTGGAGTTCAAGCATGATTTGTGAGTGTGGTGGCGTCTTAGATGTAATACGGGTGGAAGAATACCCAGAAAACATAAAAGATAAAATAAGTTACAAACGACTTTGTGATGTCGAATGTTTAAAATGTGGCAAACAAATTCTGAGCCAACCATACGATTGGGGGAAACCCATGAATGTGGCAAAAGGAAATATGAAAAAGGTTTACTCAACTGATGAGTAAACCTTTTTTTATTCGCTTATTCTTCCGTTCCGTAGTCCTCAATCTGATTGTCAATCATCGTTAGCAGGTCAGTATATAAGTCGGAATTAAAAGAAAGTTGGTGCTGTTGATTGCCAACTGTAATAGAAATATCGAATTCCTCAAGGGTTTCAGCAAACTCTTCATCTGAATCCATCATTTTCTTAACATTATCAGATAAATCTTTTCTCAGTGCCATCAGTTTTTTTCCATACTCAGTCAGTTGATTCTTTTGCTCCATCGTTAACCTCTCGCTTTCTATTTATTCCCATTAAAGCAATAGTATCATATCTTCTCAAATAATAGCGATTTAAACAGCAGGAAATTATTTTTTAAAGAAGGGTTTTTTCGTTTCTTTGTGCATTATCTATTATCACAAAAACGGAGGTCATCCTTATGAAGTATACATTTAATTTAGTTGATTCGTTTCATATAAAAGAAAAAGAAGAGTTCCTTGTGTATTTGAATGTGGAGTGCAAACAAAAGAGGGAAACCTTTTTCATTAAAATGGATTTGTACTCAGGCAAAGTCAAAGACATTAAACACTTTGGACGTTTGGTTTTAGAGTTGTCCTTATCCATTGAAGAGAGAAAGGCGTTTTATCAAGAACTTGGGGAGTATGTAAAGAAAAATCACTTCAACATCATCTTAACAGGCGTGGAACAACCTTATGAGTAAATATAAAGAGATTCCACTAGAGATGATACAAAAAGCAAAAGATGGTGACGAATTTGCATTTAATGAAATTGCAAATCAACTTCGTGGACTGGTAAAAGCCATCATCAAAAAAAGAAAATACTTTTTACCAGGTGCTGAATATGACGATGTCTTTCAAGAAGGAAACATTGGCATTTTTAAAGCCATCCAAAGTTTTGAACCTGAAAAAGTAGAAGAAGGAAATTTTCTTTCCTTTTGTGCCATGTGTATCGACCGACAACTCATTGGTGCCGTTAAAGGTGCAACACGAAAGAAACATAAAGCATTAAATGAAAGTGACTCCTTTGATGTTCCACTTCCAGAGAACGATAATATGACATTTTTAGATTTTGCATCCAACTCGATGAATGCACAGGAAAGTTTATCCTATGAATTTTTAGATCCAATTAAACAAATTGAAATTCAAGACAAACTGGAACAATTAGACCGTTTTAAAGACTTGCATTTTAGCGATAGAGAAAAAGAAATTTATCAGTTGTTTCATATAGAGGGTTTAACCTACCAAGAACTTGAAGAAAGACTTGGGGTTGAAAGTAAAACCATTGATAATGCAATTCAACGCTCAAGAAGAAAAATAGATGAGTTTGTTGAACAAATTGAACAGAATCAACCCATCACCAAAAAGAACCTTTCAGACGTCTTGAAAAAGAAAACCAATTTACAAGTGGATGTTGATGAACAAGTGATTAGAGAATCCCTTGTTAAGTTAAATGGAATGGACAGATTGTTGATTGAACAACATTACCTCCATGGGAAAACACAACAAGAGTTGGCTTATGAGTTAAAGAAACGATTAGATATTATCCATAAAGGAACGTTTAGAGCACTTGAAAAATTAAAAATGGTTGTAGAAAAGGAAGTTATAAAATCCAAACAGACCAATGAATACAAAAATGGGGTCAAGCCATGAGTCATATTGCTGACATTGATATGAACGTACTCAAACAAGCACAACAAGGCGATGAAAGAGCAATCAATGAAATCATCCAAAAATGTGAACCCATTGTTAAAAGTTTTCAAAAGAAAATCTTTATCCCAGGTGCAGACCGTGATGATATCTTTCAAATAGGTTGCATGGGAATGATGGAAGCCATTGAAGCCTTTAATCCTGAAAAAGTCGAAAACGGTAACTTTCAATCATGGTGTAGAAGGTTTGTGAAACATAAAATTTTAGGTGAATTAAATCGGTCGAAAAATAATAAACATCTTGCCTTAAATGAAAGCCATTCCTATGATGCTTTGTTGCCTGATGGTGATGATACTGCATTTATTGATTATGCATCCCATTCAGAACAAGCCCAGATTAGTCTTTCCTATGAGTTCGTTGACCCATCTAAACAAGTGGAAACAAATGATACGGTAAAACATTTTAAACAATATAAAGAAGAAACATTTACAGAGATGGAGAAACAAATCTTTGAATTGTCTCTTGAAGGATATTCTTATTCCGAAATAGGGGAAAAGGTAGGCATTAATCGAAAAAAAGTAGACAATGCTCTTTATCGTGCAAAAGGAAAAGTTCAAGAGTTTAAAACACAACTTGAAAAAGAACCAAATAATCCAGAAGCAAAAGAAGAAATCGAACAAGATAAAATCCAAATTGAAGTTAATTATGGTGTTTCGAAAAAGAATCAAGATGACTGGAAGAAATACGATGTTTACAAAAAAATTAAACAAGCAGAAGAAATGTTGACAATAGAGCTTCATCGAAAACCCACGATTGAGGAAATCGTCCAACAGGCTGGAATTCGAAAGGAAAAATATTATGAAATCGAATTTTTACTCTTTAATGGAACGTTTGAATCCTTAGAGGAATTAGCAACCAAACCTGATGATGAAAAGTCCAATGAAGAATTAGTGGTTGAATACAAATATGCCACTTCTGATAACCGAAAAGAAGAGATAAAAGAAGTATTAATAACTCGTAATGAAAAATTTATTTATCATTTTATTTACAAATTATCTCCCTCAGCAAGAAATGATACTTTTCTTCAAGAAGATCTATATCAAATTGGAGTAATTGGGTTTCTTGAAGCTCTTGAAAATTATGATGTAACTCAAATAGAAAACAATAAATTTATATCGTTTGCAGGTCAAAACATCAAGTGGGGTATTAAAAGAGAACTAGGAAAACAAAACCAGCAACAAAATGGACTTCCTGTAAATGCCTACTATGAGATTAGAAAAATAAGAAAAACGAAAGCAAAGCTAAAAGAAGAATTAAAGCGTGAACCAAATGATGAAGAACTTGCATCTGCTCTTGAAGTATCAATGAAACTATTAAAAAAATATAAATCATGGGAAGAAAATTTCAACACCTATTCATTAGATGCAGAAATCAAGACATCCTCTTATAAAGATGAAAGCACAACAACTTTAAAGGATACATTGGTGAATACCACTTTTGACGAACCTGATAATGGATTAGACAAGATGGATATTCAAGATTTACTCATTTATCTCAATGAGAAAGAAAGAGACATTATTGAAAAACGGTATTATGACGTGATGACATTAGAGCAAATTGGTGAAGAATATGGCATCACTCGTGAAGCGATAAGACAATTAGAAGAAAAAGCACTGGAAAAATTAAAAGCAATGATGACAAATGAAAACTTAGATGTTCTTCTTCGTAAAAACATCAATGAAGAACATTGTTTGATGTTGGAGTATTGTGCATTGCCATTTGCAGAACGACTAGAAGAACTTATCTTCTTGTATAAAAAATTCTCGAAAGATAAAGTCGCTCGAATGCTCTTTGATTTACAAAGAGGTGGATACATTACGTATAAAAAAGGCTGGAATGCCAACAGAAAGGCAACTTTAACTCCAAAAGGGAAAGTCACTGTCAATAATTTTCATAAAGCATATGGTCTCGTTGATTAAAAAAGGAAGAAGGATATTTATGAAAATCTGAAAATACATACTTAAAACAAAATATATTGGGGGAGTTTTCAAATGAAAAACACACTGGGAGATCTTAATTTACACCTTTTTGCGCAGCTTGAACGGCTTGGTGATGAAGAAGTCAAGGGTGAAAACTTATCAGAAGAAATCAATCGAGCAAAAGCCATCTCAGATATTGCAAGTCGGATTATTTCGAATGGTTCTCTTGTGTTAGAAGCAAAAAAAGTAGCAGAGAATAGTTTAAATATTGAGCAACCAGTACCTAGGATGCTGGAGGGAAAATAAGATGGGACAATGGTTTCGATATACACCTGAACAGATTGATTTCTTAAAAAATAATATTGAAGGAACATTAATTAAAGATCTAACAACTAAGTTTAACAAACACTTTGGGTTAAATAAAACATATGAGCAAATCAAACGAATTTGCTATCGCCTTAAATTAACAAAAGGGTTGAAACATGTCTATACAGAAGAACAAAGTGCCTTTATAAGAGAAAATCTTGAAGGACGAACGAATAAAGAATTGACGGAACTGTTTAATCAACATTTCAATTTGAATTTGAGAAAGAATCAAATTGCAGGATATAAAAGCACACACAATTTATGTCCTGGGATGCATAGAAACCGATATCGCCCTGTTGGTTCTGAAAGAGTGGGTAAAGACGACTACATAATTATTAAGATAGCTGACCCGAATAAGTGGAGACCAAAACATATTCATATTTGGGAACAAGAAAACGGACCTGTTCCCAAAAATCATGTTGTTCTATTTGGAGATGGAGATAAGCGAAATTTTGATATCGATAACCTCATCTTAGTTCACCGCAAATTAATTACTACGTTAAATTCTAACCAATTAATCTCAAACAATGCTGAACTAACTAAAACAGGGATCGTGATTGCTGAAATATCCCAGAAAATAAGTGAACGAAAAAGAAATGCTGAAAAAACCAAATAATCGGAAAAGGACTTTTCAAAAATTCACTCAAACTATTATTATCACATAATAGGAGAGTGAATTCTTTGATTAAAGAATCATTAGGGAAGTATCAAAAAGAATATTGTACATTTCAACATATCTTTCTGAACAATGAAGGCAAAGTTTTAAAATATAAATTTAAAGATAAATATGTCCGTATCATTCATAGAGACCAAATGTGGAAAGTACAAGCCAATACAACCTTAAATGGACTTAAACCATTTAAAACCTTTGATGAGGCATATGCCTACCTAGAAAAAACAATTGGGGGAAGACTGTAATGTATTATATATCGGTTGTAAATGATGTGACAGGAGAAGAAATGGAACACCTATCACTTATAAATGAAAAAGATGCAGGAGTGCTATTTAAAGATGCGGTGTTTTCACTGATTGAATCACCAGGAAAATTTCATGTGTACTTAAAAGACCGTGTAGGAGATTTGTGTGAGTATAAACGAGTAGGACTTGATTGGTAACATCACAAAAAAGTTGAAAATACAAAAGGACTATTCCTTTTTTTACATAATACATAGATGACAACTGAATATTGTGTAGACTATTTTTCAAAAACATCATTTCAAAAATTATCCAACCAGAGGATGGAGGATACAGAAACCAGCACATTGGTTTTTGTGTCCTCTTTTTTTATTTATTTTAAAGGAGGTATCAAAGTGGAATTTCTTTATACATCAAATGAAGTAGCAGAAACACTCGAACACTGGCAAAGTATCGATGAATGGGCACTGATTGATTGCCATATTCCAAAATGGGATATCGAAAGTGTGATTCCTATGCTTTCAAGTGAAGAACAACTCTTTTTGCACCATTGGATCCAAGACCATTTAACCGAAGAACTAGCCCAAATGTATAAGATGACCGAAGACGGAATCCGTAAAAAGAAAAAAAGGGTTAGTGAAAAAATCTCAAAACTATTAAATGAGGAGTGATGATTTGAAATCAGACATTGTCCTATTAATTGAACAAGTAAAATGCATCACGCTTTCTGAACACGAAGAAACACTTGTGGAATTAGCCTATGCTGCTGGAGTGTTAGACGGCAGGAAGTTTGAACATGAAAAGGGGTGACAACTTTGGATGAATCATTAGTAATAAAAATTCAAGATTTAAAAAATGCCATTCGTGCATTAAAAGAAGTTGGAATGCATGATGAAGAAATTAAACTTTTTACCAAGTGGTTTACAAGTAATTATGAGATTGAGAGAGCCTTAGGGGAGTGATGAAGAATGAAAAAAATTATGAATGGCGAAATAATTGATGATAGTGAAAAACTTGTTTATCAGTTGCAAATAGGAGATCAGATTTTTACTCATTACACCCATAAAGGAAATGAGAAACATGCTCATATAAGAAGCGAGATACGTTACAAGATAGATGATTGGCTGGACATAGCATTTACTGAATTGATTAAGAACGAGTATACAAAAGAGGAATTAATTTTAAGTAGAATAAAACAGGAAAAAAGATAGTTATTACTTATTGGAGGGTGATTGAATGAAAGTAAAATTAACTCATACAGCCGATTTTGAAGATATGCAATGGCTTTATAATGTTGTGGCAAATTTTTTTGGGAGAAAAATCGAACCGTATTATAACAAAGACACCAAAATGTATGAAGGGTTTATCGTTGAATTTAATAGTTTGGTTCATTTTGAGATGTTTGTTAGGTATTTAGGAGAACTGAAAGAAGTTCATGAACATTTTGGGATCTGTGTTTTGCAAAAAGATAAATATAGCGATTTATTAGAATTAGAAATTTATGATGGATATCGGGAGTGATGGAATGAAAAGGTATTTCAAAAAAATAATCGTTTTCACAAAAGAAGATTTGGAAAGAAAAAAATCAATGTTGGACGAGTTAGAGTTTCAATATGAAGAGAGAACTGAAGAACATGAATTAATCGGTGGAGAAATGGTTGTTAGAAAAACAACATATGAGCTTTTGGTGTTTTTATATGAGGAGTGATGGAATGAAAATCTTGTTTACTATTTTTGAAAGATTGTTATATGTAGGGGTGAACTTTTTTACAGTTTGTGGTTTTTTAGGATTATTCTTATATTTTACAGACCAATTAGAAGCAACAGATGGTGATATTGGCAAGTTTATTTTTTTCTGTACCGTAACTTTGTTTCTTGGAATTGTAAGTTTTATCTTTGAAGTGTTAAAGGAAGTGATTGAATGATCTTAGCATTATCGATTTTTATCTTATTACTTACGGTTCTTGTCATTATTGCATCAGAAATTCAAGAATCCAATAATGAAACATTTAAAGTGATGGGAGAGTATCTTGAGAAACTTGAAGAGCAGAATATGAAGTTAGGTAAACGAATAAAAGAGTTAGAGAGGAAGATTGATAAGGAATGAATACAGGTACTTTTAGTTGGGCGTTATATCAACTAAAACAAGGGAAGAAGATTAAACGAAAACATTGGAGAGAAAACATTTATTATGTTCTTGATAATGGCTTGTTATATGAATTTTTTGGTGTAAAAAATGAAGAACTTGATGAATACAATGAAACTTTATATTTTTATGAAATACTTGCTGATGATTGGGAGGTAGTTGAATGACATTAAATGATTTCCTAAAAAGAGTATCAGAAAAAGATAAAGATAAAATGATTATTTATAGAGAGGGTGAGGGTTGGAGTAATGTTAATATTCATGTAAGAGAACATGAGATAACCATTACTTGCGACGATAATGCCATTTTTTCCGATGATAAGTAATTTCTAGTTCAATGATAATATGTAAGAAGCCATAGGCTTCATTGCAAGAAATCCTTTCTCCTTATTTCGCTTTTTAAATTCTCCACCATGCAGTGCATGACTTCTATATCGCTTTGAACCTCCAAATGATTCTCCACCATTTTTTCAAATACAATGGTAAGACACTCAATGTTTGCCCTAATAAAATCCTCACTTGAAATCTCTAACCCTTTCTCTATTTCCTGTTGCATGAACATAAGTTTTTGGAACGTTTGATTCACATAGTCGTTATTCATCTTTTTCTCCTTTCTTATTCTATCTTTCTATTTTATTCAGGAGGTGATGGTTCTATGAAGGGTTGTCAACATGAATTGTATCCTTGTTATTTTAAACAAATAGAAGCAGTCCGTTGTATGAAATGTAATCAGATATACCTTGAAATGTCCGTGTTTAAAAACCAATTAACATATAAAGAGGTGGAAGATGTACTACAAAAACGAAAAGGAAATGATTCAGAAGATTAAATGCAAGAAGTATGCTGAACTTGAGGAGTGGGAAAAGGTCTATTTGAAAGAATATGTGAAAGAATACAGACGAAATAAACGAATATGGCATCATGAAATCTCAACAGACTTTCAAAAGATGGAGTATAAGTTCTAAGCAAAACAAAAAAGCCCTAAGGCTTTTTAATAAAGTATTCAGGATTTGTATCAGCACGTCTGATGGTTTCTTTACGGCTATCAATTAATAATTTTAGCGCAGCATTGTCACGATCATCCTCTAGAAGTTTAGTGAATATTTCAAGCTCTTCTTTCGCTTCTAAGTATAGTTCACCTGATAACGCTTTCCGTTGGTATTCTTCGTTGTCTATACGTGAACGAGCATTTATTCTTTTTATTGTTTCTTTATCCATATTTAATTCTCCTCTCATTTATCTGTCTACTTATCTTTTATCACATAACATATCGAAATCAAAAACTATTTTCAAAAAAAGATAAATTATTTGTCTTGAATTGCAACGAAAGTGTTATATAAAGAAGAGAAATGCGGATTAAAGAAGAGGATACGAATCCTCTTCAAAGAATGTTGAACCATCTACATAATGGATCGCTTTTTATAAAGTGGTTTATTACATAAAGGATTAAGACTTCTTTTTATAAGAGGTCTTTTTGTTTTGAGCAAGTGAGGTGATGGATATTCAAAAACCATTGAAGCCATGTAAGAAAGCAGGGTGTCCACATTTGACACGTGAAGATTACTGTACAGGTCATAAAGGTGAGAAGAAAGCAGAGCAACGACAATACAATCGTTTTGTTCGGAATCAAAAGCATGTGAAGTTTTACCAGTCGAAAGAATGGAAGACGGTAAGAGTACAAGCATTGGTTCGAGATCACTACCTTTGTGTGAAATGTAGAGGTGCAGGTATCTATACGAAAGCAGATGTCGTTGACCACATTGTGGAACTTCAAGATGACTTCTCGTTGCGGAGTACACTCACAAACTTAATGAGCTTATGCCATAAGCATCACAACTTAAAAACAGCACAAGAGAAAAAGAAGCGTGAGAGTATTGTCCAATGGGGTGATAATGACGATGAAAAATAATGAAAAAATATTATATAGTCACTGGGAAGTCAATGGTACCAAGGGATACCCCCACCCTCGCAAAACGTTGATATATCAAGGTTTGTAAAACGCCGCCCTTAAACTCACACAAACTTCCCCACTGAAAAGTTTTGAAAAGGAGGTGAAAACCGTGGCTGGAAAAAAACAACCGTTAGAATTGGTTCTTGCAAAGGGCAAAAAACATCTCACCAAAAAAGAGATTGAAGAACGCAAGAAAAAAGAAGTGAAAGCCAAGTCGGATAAGGTAAAAGCACCGAAGTATTTACCCTCTGATTTAAAAAGAGAATTCAAGAAAATAAGTGATGAACTTGTTGAGATTGGAATCATGAGCAATTTGGATGTGGATGCACTGGCACGGTTTCTCATGGTTCAAAAGAAATACTTAAACATTGAACTAACCCTCCTCGAAATGTCTCCAACTGAAACTCTCCAAGAAGTTACTGAAGATGGTGAAATAAAAACCATTGAAGTGATCAATGAAAATTATGAAAAACTCCTTACCATGCAAGATAAATTGTTTAAACAAGCCAGAAGTGCATCAAGTGATTTAGGATTAACCATTTCTTCCCGTTGTAAATTGGTTGTTCCTAAAGCGAAAGAAGATGACAAACCACTCTCCAAAGAAGAAAGATTATTTGGAGGGAAGTTGTAATGGAATTAATCGAGCGAATTGTGAATTATTGTAGTGATGTTATTGATGGAAAAATAATAGCGTGTAAAAAACATATACAAGCTGTTAGGCGATTCGTCAATGATTTGGATAAATCACAAAGTGAGGATTTTCCATACGAGTTTGATACTGAAGAAGTGTACCACTTTTACGAATGGGCGAAAATGTTTAAACATACAAAAGGAGTTCTTGCAGGAGAACCTATTGAACTCACTGATTTTCAATTGTTTATCGTGGCGAACATCTTTGGGTGGAAAAACAAAAAGACTGGTTATCGAAGAATACGCAAAGTTTATATTCAAATTGCCAGAAAGCAAGCTAAGAGCCAACTTTTAAGTCTTATTGCAAGTTATGAAACTTTTTTAAGTGATGAAATTTCTGAAACATATATCGGAGGATGGTCAAAGGATACATCCAATATCGTATATAACGAAATATTATCTCAGATAAAGGCTAGTGAATTATTAGAAGGTAAATTTAGCGATTCATACCATCAAATCAAACATTTAAAGAGTGGAAGTTTTATTAAAGCACTAAGTAGAGAGGCGAGACGGTTTGGTGATGGAACGAATCCGAGCCTAGCCATCCTTGATGAGTACCATCTGCATCCGACTTCAGAAGTTTACGAAGTATTAGCATCTGGTATGGTGGCAAGAAAACAACCATTAATCGTTATTATTACAACTGCTGGCTTTAATTTATCAAGTCCATGTTATCAAGAATATCAATATGTTTCTAAGATTCTTGACCCTGATAATCCGATTGAGAATGATGAATACTTTGCCTTAATTTGTGAACTGGATAAAGGCGATGACATAAAGGATGAAACCTTGTGGGCTAAAAGTTGCCCAATTTCTACAACTTACGAAGAAGGTATGAACTTCTTACGAGGTGAGTTGAAGACGGCTTTAGACCAAAAAAGTAAATTAAGAGGGTTTTTAACCAAAAACATGAACATTTGGGTCGAGATGAGAGATAACGGCTATATGGATTTATCCAAATGGAAGAAATGTGAAGATGATTATACGCTGGAAGATTTAAGAGGGTTACCTTGTGTGGTTGGCGTGGATTTATCCACAAAGAACGACTTAACAAGTGTAACTTTTTTGTTTGTCAAAGATGAACACCTTTATGTACATAATCACTCATTCTTACCAGAAGAAACGTTACCAGAAAAAATACAAACAGGTAAAGTGCCATATGATTTATGGATTCAAGAAGGTTGGATCACTTCAATCCCAGGAGCTGTGGTTGATTTTGAATTCGTAGAGGTCTACATAGAAGAACTAGCAAAACAATATGACTGGAATGTAAGAGAAATCATATCAGACCCTTGGCAAGCGATGTATTTCATGCAAAACATGGAGAAAAAAGGATTTGTTGTTGTAGAGGCTCGTCAAGGATATGCAACCTTATCGCTTCCTACAAAAGACTTTCGTGAGAGAGTCTATAACGGAAAAGTCAAACACAACTCTAATCCTGTTTTAACATGGAGTATTTCAAATGCCGTTGTTCGTAGTGATGCCAATCTCAATGAACAACTGGATAAAAGCAAGTCATCAGAAAAAATTGACCCGATTGCAAGTCTGATAAATGCCCATGTACGAACATTCACTCTAGAAGGGGATTACCTAGACATGAATGAACACATTTTAAGTGATGATTTTTCATTTTAACCAGAAATGAGGTGGAAATTTGAAGAAATACATAGATGATTTGCTCTTTTGCATCGGATTATTGCTGGTTATCGTGCCAACGTTCTTTTTGAATGTGTACGTAGGGTTTTACTTACTGGGCGTCATATTCTTAACGATTTCGTTACTTTATAGCATGAAACCGAGGGAAAAAGAAAAATAACAGGGGGGAACTACATGTTCAAGTTAAAAAAAGACGCAAACGGTGTGTCGTTTAGTGGAGGAACCACTAAAATTGTTGAAGAAGAAATCAGTGCCACCAATGGACTGGTCAATCATACAGTAAATGTGCCAACAGATGCGTATGCATTTGTAGTAAAACAAGCAGGTGCAAACATTAAAGTGACCATAAATGGTGGAGAAGCAGCACAAGGGATTACATTATTTGACGGTGATTATGTAGGAGATTTTGTAGACACCATTAAAAGTTTTGAAGTCTCAACACCAGCAAGTGAAATTCCTTTAATTCTTCAATTTATCGTGTAATGCATTTAATAAAGGGGGCAAAACATCATGCCATATAGACCTTTTCCAAAAGGAACTATAAAGAAATTAATACAACAAACATCAGGTGGAAACCAAGGTGTGCCAAGTGTCGAAACTGCCCTTGAATTTCCAGATCCACTAGAAGAAGAAAAAGCACAAAACATAGGCAAACAAGTGTACAACGAAGAAGACGGACAAATGTATGTTTATGGCTTAAATAAAGCATCAAGCATTCCTAATTTGGACGGAGAGTTGGATGGGAATGGAGTTTATAGCCTTTATTCCGACCGATACAATGTCAACGGGTATGGATTCAACGCTTCAACAAAGCCAGAGGAAGCGGTTTATGTCTTTAACCGTTATGAAGACAACGGGAGTGCAAATAATGCCATGGTTGAATACTGGCAACCATCGGAATCTTATGCAAGAGATGCATGGTTACAAGTCGAGTTGCCAACTCATCAAGCCTTTTTCGGATACGCCATTAAAACGTCACTTGCTCAACCAAAGGATTGGAAAATCTTTGGCGTCAATGATGATGGCACAGAGGTTGAGTTAGATTATCAAAAAGATATTTCTACAACAACTTGGCAATCAGAGAAGAGTGAAATGCAATTTAAAATTGATAACCCACAATATTTTAAAAAATATAAGTTTCATTGCTTACTTGGAAATGCTTCCTATTTAAGAATTTGGAAAATACGATTCTTTGATATTGGTGAGTGGCAAAAGCTAACCGAATACATCAAAAGAGGGTTATAGCATTAAATCTTAATAGGAAAGGAGGGAAACGAAATGGGATTACTATCAAAATTCTTTACTCAGCCAAAGAATGCTGTGAGTTTAAATGACTTCTTTAAGTCAGTACCGAACACAAATGCAGGTGAAGTCATCACAAACGAAGGAGCTCTTAATTTATCGCCAATTTATGCTGCGGTGAATTTGAAGGCAAACAGTTTAGCAAAGTTACCGATTCATGTTTATCGAAAAACTGAAAAGGGTCGTGAACGAGTGTATGATCATCCTGTTGCACAATTACTTTCTGGTCGAGTAAACCCATTAATGTCTACTTTCACTTTTGTTCACTTGTTGCAAACCCATAGAGGTACAGAGGGTGTTCATTACAGCAGGATTAATACAGATAGAAAAGGGAAAGTCATTGGTTTGTATCCTTTAAATCCATCAAGAGTAGATATTGTAGAAGATATCTCAGGAAAAATCTTTTATGTGGAGTCTACTAAAGATGGAAAAACAAATGTATACAATCAAGAAGAATTGCTAGTGATTACGTATTTAACGACTGATGGAATTACCCCAAAATCCCCAATTGATGTCCTCAGGGAAACGGCTGGCTTAATAACCGCACAAGATCGATACATAACGAGCTTTTACTCCCAAGGAACGCTTACCCGTGGCGTGTTAAAAATTCCCACCCAACTTTCAAAGGATGCAAAGGACGCTGTGAGAAGACACTGGATGGAAGCAAACTCAAAAGGAAATGAACAAAAAGTAGCTGTGCTTGATTCAGGTATGGAATTTCAAAATATCACCTTAAATCTTGCAGACCAAGAATTCCTTGCTTCTAGAAAGTTTTCAATCGAAGAAATTGCACGTGCTTATAACATTCCATTACATATGTTGAATTCACTTGAATCAGCAACGTTTAATAACATCGAACAAATGACTATGAGCTTTGTAATGGATACATTGATGCCTGAAGCGATTGCAATTGAGCAAGAGTTGAATTACAAGTTGTTTACGCCAAGTGAACAAAAACAAGGCTTATATGTCAAATTCAACTTATCATCTGCCATGCGTGCTGATAGTGTTGCTCGCAGTCAATTCTATAAAACCATGATTGAAGCAGGAATTTATTCTATTAATGAAATTAGAAAATTTGAAGAAATGAATGCAATTGAAAATGGGGATAAGCATTACAGAAGTCTCAATTTTATTGATATCGATTCTGCTGATGAATACCAGAAAGCAAAAGCAGGAGTTGAACAAGGTAGTCCTAAAAAATAGGGCTTTTTATTATGCCTTTGAAAGGAGGTGATAGGGTGAAGAAGAAATTTTGGAATGTCATTAAGAATGGAAATATTGGTGAAATCACAATGTATGGAGAAATCGCTAGTGAGTCGTGGTGGGGGGATGAAGTCACTCCGAAAAAATTTAAAGAAGATTTAGACGCTTTAGGTGACGTATCCCAAATAAAAGTATATTTATCATCTCCAGGCGGCGATGTCTTTGCAGGTCAACAAATCCACTCCATGTTGAAGCGCAATAAAGCAGAAGTAATAATCTATGTTGAGTCATTAGCTGCTTCAATTGCTTCAGTGATTTGTAGTGCAGGAGATAAAGTAATAATGCCGTCCAATTCAATGCAAATGCTACATAACCCAATGACAGGTTTCTACGGAAATGCCATTGAATTTAGAAAAATTGCAGACGATTTAGACAAAATCCGTGAGAGTTTAATAGAAGCCTACTTAGGAAAATCCTCTGAATTAACTCGTGAAAAACTAATCGAAATCATGGATGCTGAAACGTGGCTTACAGCAAAAGAATGTAAAGAACTAGGGCTATGTGATGAAGTAGTAGAAGCCAAAGAAATCGCAGCAATAAGCACAGAGTTTCTTAACAAATACAAGAATGCTCCAGAAGAATTTATTAAATCCACTTCGAATCATGCCACAGAAGATCCTCAACAAACCGAACCTCAACAAAAAGAAGATCCAAAACTTACAGTAACAGTCAATGTGGATAAAGAAACGATGAAAGAAGTCGTTGATGAAGCGATTGACAAGGAAAAACAAGAAATTGAAATCGAAAATCTAAATTTCGAAATTGATTTAATCTAAAAAATTTATATTTCAAACTAAACACCTCAACGCAGGTGTATTTTTTATGCCAATTTTAAGGGGGAATTACACAATGAATAAAAAATTAAGAGAACTATTGGAATCAAAAAATGCATTAAAAAGTCAGGCTATTGCACTTCGTGAAGAAGGAAAAATCGAGGAAGCTAAAAACTTACTTCCTGAAATCAAGAAAATTGAAGACCAAATCGAATTAGAAGTTGCTTTGGCTGAAGAAGAGAAAAGCACTATCGAAAATAAAGTGGTTACAGAACCAAAAGCAAAAAATGATGAAGTGAAAAATTTCATCAATGGTGTTCGTACAAAATTCAAAAATGCGATGAGTTCAGGTTCTAGTGCTGATGGTGGATACACTGTTCCAGCTTCAGTGCTTACGAAGATAAACAATTTAAGAGAATCTAAAGATGCCCTACAAAACCTTATCTCTGTTGAAAAGGTAAAAGCTCCAACTGGTTCAAGAGTATTTAAAGCACGTAGCCAACAAACTGGATTTGCTGAAGTTGGGGAAAATGGCGAAATTCTTGAAAAATCTACTCCACAATTCACAAACATGGCATATGCTGTGAAAAAATTTGCTGGTTTCTTCAAAGTAACAAATGAACTATTAAAGGACTCTGACGAAGCAATTGAAAATACGTTAGTTCAATGGATTGGTGATGAGTCTCGTGTAACACGTAACAAATTAATCCTTGCTGAACTTGCTAAAAAGGCAAAAACAGCAATTGCGGGTACTGATGATATTAAAGATGTCATTAATGTTCAATTAGACCCAGCATTTAGAAATACATCTAAAATTGTAACAAACCAAGATGGCTTTAATCACTTAGACAAATTAAAAGATGGACAAGGTAACTATTTACTTCAACCTTCTGCAACTAGCCCAACAGGTAAGCAAGTCTTTGGCGTAGATGTAGTTGTTGTATCTAACAAAGATTTACCATCCGATGTTACTGACCCAGCAAATCCAAAAGCTCCAATGATTATTGGGGACTTAAAAGAAGCAGTTGTCATGTTCGAAAGAGAAGGTACAGATATTGTCGCAAGTGACGTTGCAGGTGACGCTTACTTAACTGACGTGACATTGTTCAGAGCGATTGAACGTGAAGAAGTAAAAACAAAAGATGCTGAAAGCTTTGTATATGGTGAACTTGCACTTTAATAAGAGGGTATAACACCCTCTTTTCTTCTTGAAGGAGGGATTAGATGAAGGTAAAAGCACTTATTGATTGTGTGGGTGTTGAATATGAGTTAAAGAAAAATGAGACGGCTGATTTATCAAAAGCATTAGCGGAAAAGTTACTAAAATTTCAATATGTTGAGGAAGTGAAAACCGTCAAAAAATCACCTAAAAAGAAGGTGAATGAATAATGGTTTCTCTACAAGATGTAAAAGATTTTTTAAGAATTGATTATCCAGATGATGATAGTTTTCTAACTTCATTACTCATGGCGTCTGAAACGTATCTCGTCAATGCCACACATTCCAATGTAAACAAAGAGGATGAATTGTTTGGAATTGCACAACGGTTTTTAATTGCTCATTGGCATGAAAATCGCAACACTGTATTAATTGGTCAAACAAGTAAATCGCTTGAATTTGCGTTAGAAAGTATTTTGACACAACTTTCCTATACAAGTAGTGATCTCTCATGAATATAGGAAGATTGAAACATCGGATTTCATTGATAGAAGAAGTCCAAACCGAAACAACCAATGGTTTTAAACAAAAAGAATGGGTGGAAGTAAAAAAAACATGGTCAGATATCCATACATACCAGCGTTCTAAAAAAGTAGAGAACGATAAAGAATTTGAAGAAGTGACCATTGTTTTTACCCTTCGCTATCAAACAATCAATAAAAACCATCGTATTCGGTACCAAGGAAAAGATTTTATCATTCAAAGTGTTCAAGACAAAACATTTGAGAAACGTTTTTTGGAAGTTTCAGCAAGTGAGGTGGTCTAATGGCAAAAAGTTCAATCGATGTAAATGGCATGAATGACATTTTTAAGAAAATCGAGAAAATGGGTCGTGAAGCAATTTCACTAAAACAAGAAGCAACCAAAAAAGCAGCAGAGCATACCGAAAAAGAATTAAAACAAGAAGCCAAAAAGTTAGATGACCATTATTTCACAAAGGAAAATCTGTACTATGGAACACTCGAAGAAAATATCAGATTTGAACCATCTGATAACGAAGAAGGTCAAATTGTCCATACTCATCAAGCATATTGGAGCCAATTTTTAGAATTTGGGACCGTGAAAATGAGTGCACAACCCTTTATGGAAAAGACATTCCATAACGAAAAAAAGAAAATGCAAGACATTATTGAAGAGGAACTCAAGAAAGGATTGGGATTATGAATCATCCATTAATTAAAACTTCATTAGAATCCTTACAAGTCCCTGTTGAGTTCATTACCTATGATGGTGAAGAAACTACCTACATCACCTATTCACAATACGATGCAAGAGAAGCTCTTGCGAGTGATGATGAAGAACAAGCCACCAATCTTTTCTTTCAAGTCAATGTCTTCTCAAAGGGAGATTACATCCCTTTAGTAGAACAAATCAAACAAAAAATGCGAGAAATTGGTGGAATCAGAGTCAATGAAAGTCCTGATATGTATGTAGATGAGTATTACCAAAAAAGCATTCGTTTTAAATTTACTAAATTTAATGATTAATAGGAGCGTGATTATAAATGGCAGGAGTAGTTATCGGGGCTAAAAAGCCACATTTTGCAATTTTAACAAGTGATGGTGCAACACCAGTATATGAAGTACCAGTAAAAATGGGAAAAGCAATCAATATTACCATTACACCAAATATCAATACCAATACGTTGTATGCAGATGACCAAGCAAGTGAAACAAATACAGCTCTTGGAGCAATCGAAGTAGCGATTGAGTTGGATCAATTATCAAGCGACGTTCGTCAACAATTATTAGGCATCACTAAAAATGCGGATGGCGTTTTAGAATACAAGGCAGAGCAAAATGCGCCTTATGTTGCGTTCGGATTTGAAAGTCCATTGTCAACTGGAGGAGACAGACTCACTTGGATGTTGAAGGGTCAATTTAGTATTCCAGCAGATTCTTATCAAACCAAAGGCGAATCGGTTGAATATCAAACAAAAACCATTAATGGAACGTTTGTTGTACGGGAAGATGAAAATTGGAAATATGAAGTCGATTCAAACGATCCAGAAGTGAATGCAGACGTGATTGCAAATTGGTTTAATGCGGTTTACGCACCAACACCAGCAGTATAAGAATGAACGATGAAGAGAGGACAAGTTCCTCTCTTTTTTGATTATTTACGATTTTAGGAGGGAAATTTATGATACTTGAATTAAACGAAAAGAAATACATGGCACCACCAGCAAAGGCAAAATTATTCCGTAAAGCGTTAGTGATTACAAAAGAATACGATTTGGATAATCTCACAGCAGATACATTAGATGAAGTCTTATTCTTTGTTTGTGAGGTATTCAACAACCAATTTTCACTTGAAGATATCTATGAATATGTCGATGGAAGAGATTTAGTGAAACTCGTGATTGATAGCATCAAGCATGTAGTTGGACAAACCACAGGGGAAGAAGACAGTAAAAAAAAGTAGTCCAAGATCCTTATCAATTAATCAAGGAAATGTATTTAAATCTAATGAAAAGTGGGTTTTCACTCAACGACATTGATGAAATGGATGTCCACTGGTATTTCGAAGTGATGAATCAAGAAGAAGAAGTCGAACAAGGGTTCATCGATCAATTATGGTGAGGAGGTGGTGATCGGTGTCCACAGAACTTGGAAAATTAAGTATTGCCATCAACATTGATGACCAAGACATGCAAAAATCCCTTGCTGCCATTAAGCGAGATGTAAAAGCAGCATCCAATCAGTTTAAAGCAAGCAGTGCGGGAGTAGATAAATACAACGCTTCCATTGATGAATTAAAGCGACAACAAACATCCCTTGAAAAAGTGATTGCTTCTCAATATACAGAAACACAAAAATTGGAACAAGCATGGAATGAAGCGATTAAAACAAAGGGAAAAGGTTCAGCGGAAGAGAAAAAACTCGAAGCCCAATACTACAAGTCTGTTGAAGCGATGAGGAAATCGGAAGCTCAATACAAAAAACTTGGAGAGCAAATTCAGAAAAAAGAAGCCGATTTAAAACAGTTGAATGCAGAAATGAAAAAGCAGTCAACCGTTTCCTACAAAATGGGTCAAGCACTAGAAGATGTAAGCAAACAAATGAAGGATGCTGGGAACTCAATCAGTGATTTATCCCAAAAAATTGAACCCATGAGTAAAGCATTTTCTATGGCAGGAACGGTCATAGCAGGAGCATTTGGAGCGATTGGAGCGGCTGCATTTAATGCGGCAAAAGAAGTAGATGATGCACAAACCATGATTCAAGTGCGTCTTGGTGCTACACAAGAAGAAGCAAACAAATATGCCAAACAAGCACAAGACATTTGGGCAAATGGATGGGGAGAATCCATTGATGAAGTGGGAGATGCCATTGTTAAGGTTTCACAAAACTTAAAAGGAATCGACCCTAGTGAATATAACCGTGTGGTCGAAAGTGCTTTTACCTTAACAAAAGTAACAGGAGCAGACCTAAATGAATCCTTGCGAGGAATCAATGGACTCATGGAAAACTTCGGAATAACCTCAGACGAAGCCTTCGATTACATGATTCGTGGCGCACAGCGAGGACTAAATAAATCCATGGAACTTGAAGACAATGTGGCTGAATACAGTCAGTTATGGAATCAAGCAGGATTTGAAGCCAATGAAATGTTTGCTGTTTTAGAAAATGGGTTAATATATAAGCCCCTTATATCAGTGATGATATAAGTAAACCTCGAATATGCTGGAAACCCCTTTAGAGCCTTTTCTAGTAATTTATAATAGAAATGTTATGAATATCTGAAAATGAAATGGATTGGGCAATCAGCAGAGATAGTCCTAAGTCATTTAGTGATATGGAAAGCTCTCAACGACTACCAAGAGGCAACTCAAAAGAGTTGATGGTATAGTCTAGCCCCTTATAAATATGTCGAAAGACAGGGTATAAGCGTGAACAATGGCGCCTACAACCTAGACAAAGTGAACGATCTAGTGAAAGAAATGAGCATCTCCTTTACAGACGGAAGATTTGAAGAACATATGGCAGATTTCTCAAAAGAAACACAAAACACCTTCAAGGAATTCCAAAAAGGAGAAAAAACGGCTAAAGAAGTCATGATGTCCATCATCAAAGACTTAGAAGGAGCAGAAAACCAACAAGAAAAACTAACAAAAGCTTCAGAAATTTGGTCTGCTCTTGGTGAAGATAACGCCATGAAGGTCATTGAATCCTTAAATGATGTGAACGATGCCTATGATGATGTCACAAACGTAGCAGAAGAAGCGAAAAAAGCGATGGAAGAAAGTTTCGGTCAAAGACAACAACGAGTCCTTCGTGGATTTAAAACGGCACTCATGCCAATCGGAGACGAATTATTGTCTGCTGCTGAGAGATATATGCCAAAAATTGAACGAGCCTTACATAGTTTATCAAACGAAATTGACAAAATTGATTGGGATACAGTCATTAGAGATGGGATTAAATTTGCAACTGATGTATTAGCACCTTTAGGAAAAGCCATTTCAAATGTAGCCAAGTTTTTACTTAGTTTAGACGGAGACACCATTAAATGGACAGCGACCATTGTCATACTGGGAGCGACTCTATCTCCAATCATAGGGGTTGTGGGAAGTCTCACTTCGGCATTTGGTGGATTGTTAAAAATGGGAGGAAGTCTTTCAAAATCGTTAGGTGCAGGCACAGGGTTACTAGGTATTTTTACGAAAATGGGACCCACAGGTGTCATTGGACTTGCCGTTGCAGGTATTTCAGCTTTAGCCATTGGAATAAGTGGCTTAAAAAAAGATTCAGAAAAATTGAAAGAAGTGAACCTTGCTCAACACGAACAATTCCAAACCCAATATGAAGACACCTCAAAATTAATTGGACAATTTGATGAACTCCGAAACAAAACCAAACTTTCCAATGACCAATTTGCTCAATACGTAGACTTGCAAACAAGACTGCAAAAGGAATCAGATCCAGAAGTTATCCAGTCGATTCAACAACAAATGCAACAACTTCAAGAAAAGTCAGGACTCACCAATGAGGAATTAAGTCAAATGGTGCAACTGAACAAAGATGTAACAGAAGCTCTTCCAAAATCGACTGAAAAAGTAACAGAACAAGGAAATAAAATTGCAGGAACAACAGAAGAGTTGAAAAAGTACAATCATGAATTGTTGGAAATGAGTACACTTGAACTTGAAAAACAATTCTACAATGCTTGGAGTAATCAAGAAAAACTCTTGAAAGAAGCAAACAATCTATTTAAAGAAAGAATGGATTTAAGTATCCAACAAGAATCGATTGACCGAGTTCTAACGAAGAAAACGGAAGAGCAAAAGAAGGCTCACCGAAAACTTCTTGACCAGAAGATGCAAGATTTGGCAATTACGATGTCAAATAGAGACTTATCCAATGAACAGCGGGAACAAATTGCAGACACGATTGAATTATACGGATGGGAAAAAGGTCTTCTTAAATTAAAAACGGACGAGTTGTTAAAACAATCATCCGAAACGCATCAGCAATCCATTGATTTGCAAGAACAAATCAACAACAACCAGATCAAACAAAAGCAATTTGACCAAATCACAAGACAACTACAAATTCATTACTTAACAAGTCAAGGCATTTCAAAAGAAGTCGCCATTCAAGCAGTGGAAGAAGGAAATCAGTTGCAAGTGTTAGAGCAAAAGATTTCAGCATTGCGTGAACAAAAAAGACAACTTGAAGCTCAAACCCCTGCCAATAGAAGGAACACAGATGAATACAAAAGAATGGTTCAACACATCGACAACCAAATTGGTGGATTGGAAACCTCAAAAGGAAAAATCATTGATTTAACGCAATTTGCAGGAGATTACAATGATGAATTAGGAAAAGACATCGATAAACAAGTCAATGCCAAAACCAAAGAAGATAAAAAATATCATGAATTAGATAATACAACAGGAAAACAAATCAATGTTCGAACCTTGCCAGACAGAACCTACAACAATTTAGGTACACGTATCAAAAAAGTAGTAGATATTGTTGCACAAGGCGCAAAATCGATTTTTGGTTTTGCCGATGGAACCAGTTATGCACCTGGTGGGATGGCATTCTTAGGGGAAGAAGGCTTTGAGATTGCTAAATTTGGAAACAAATTAAAACTCGTAGACTTCGGACTGTATGATATGCCACGAGGAACGCAAGTCTTTACTCATGAAGAGTCGAAAAAAATGTTGGCACAAATGGCGAATAACTTAGGTTCAAGCACAGGTGGTTCAACCGTTGTCCAACAAACCACGAATTTCTCCCCGAATATCGTCATCAATAGCAATAATCCGTTTGAAACAGCCACCCACATGGAAAGAACCTTACGAAAAATGAGTTATCAAGGAGGTATTCCGAGAAGATGAATCTAACATTATCCATAGAAGGAAAAAGGGTATCGCTATCGGGATACCCTTTTAAGTTATTAAAAAAACCGAATTTTTCAGGACTTCAAGCAGATGTAAACATTACCCAAACAGGAGCAGATGGGGGACTTTATCTTTATTCACGATATGGTACACGTGATATCGAGATTGAAGGAATGATCAATTGTTATGGACAAAATGAAGCATGGGTGAAAAAGCAAAAACAACTCTTATTTAAAATCAGTAATCCGAAAGAAGAAGTCACCATTGAGATTGAGGAGCATGGTGAGGTTTATTTAATCAAAGCCTATCCCACCTCTTTCCCTGTTTTCAGAAACGATAGGGAAAATAAAAACAAAACCTACCAAACCTTTTTCCTCCAACTTGTAGCCCCTGACCCTTACCTCTATCGACCAACGAAACAATTTTCCTTTTCAACCAACAACCCCTTATTTGAATTTCCCTTAGAGTTTAATGAAGTGGTTTTTGGGGAAAGAAACGCCACCTTAATTGAAAGCATTTATAATGGTGGAACCATGGAGGCACCCATTGAAATTCGAATTAAAGCCCTTCAAACCGTAACAAATCCTTCCCTTTTTAATGTGTATACCCAAGAACAGATTAAGCTGAATGCTACATTAAATCCAGGAGATGAAGTCATCATCAATACTGGAAGAAAAAAAGAAGTATCCCGCATCCGAAATGGAGTAAAAGAAAACTTCTTTTATGCTCTGAATTTAAATAGCGATTTTATTCAATTGCATCGTTCCGACAACATTTTTAGAATGGCAGCAGACCAAGGCGAAGAATATATGGAAATCTCCATTAGCTACCAAGAAAGAGTAGGTGGCATCTAATGTGGTATATCTTTAGCACCAATTTTGTATTAAAAGGGGTGATTACAGAAATCAATACAGTTACCATTGAACATCATTTTTATGAGTGTGATGTTGTCAATCTAGTCATCCCTTACACACAAGAAGTATATGAAACACTAAAAATTGGAGATGTGATTCATCAAGGAAAAGGAAAAAAAGGATATCGTGTTCACACACTAGAAATCAGCGAAATTGAACGAACCATTTTTGTTGGGGCATATGGAGTAGAAGGAATTTTAAATCAAAGAATTATCTCCAAACCATTTGAAATGAATGCCAACATGAAACAAATTCTCTATACCTTAATACAGCAAAATCTAGGGTCTGGCGCAAGTTCCAATCGAAGAATTGATAGTTTGCTTTTACCTACCATTGTGGATGAGGGAGAAAACATCTCAGTTAGTTATTACGGCGAAAACCTTTATACCGTGATTAGTGAACTATCTAAACAACTAGGGATGAGCGTAAAGTTTGATTTTAATCCTTATCCTGAATATGCAAGTGACGGAACGATTCTTACCCCAGCTAATATCAACTTATCCTTTCATATTGGGCAAGATTTAACCACTGGAAACAGCGAACATCCTCCAATTATTTGGAAAGCAAATTGGGGCGATACACGAGATGAACTGCTATTTTTAAGTCAAAAACATTACAAAAATGCCGTGTATCTAAAAAGTGGAGATGAAACACCGATACAGGTAGAAGTGAATGAATCAAGTGGATTAACAGGCTGGGATCGTTTTGAAATGTTTAGTGATGCCGTGGATATTCGAAAAGGAATTGACGAAACAACCACGTTAACCGACCAACAGGTAAGAAAGTTACTAGAGAGTAGAGGGAAACTGGAACTTTTTCGAAATTATAAACTTGATGATTTCACCTTTATCTTAAATGAAGACATTCCACAAGTGTTCCAAAAAGATTTTTTTGTTGGAGATTTCGTAACAGTGGTCAATGAAAAATTCGGAATCACAAGACATTCAAGGATTGTCACGGTGATTGAAACCATCATCCAAGAAAAATCACAAACCCAAGTGAAATTTGAAGATTAAGGAGTTGAGGAAGTTTGGAAAAAAGCTATTTTTTCAATAGTGTAGGTGGAGACCGAAAATATGATTCGAGTTCGTTTGCAGAATATTTTAGTAGTGTTCTAACAAATGGAATACATCCCACTCCATCTACTAGTTTACAAGTAACAGCCGATAATACATACAACATTCAAGTAGAAGCTGGACGAGCGTTTATTAATGGGTATTTATATGCCAATACCTTACCAAAAACCCTTCCAATAGAAATTGCAGATGGGGTATTAAAACGAAAAGATTTAGTGGTCATCCGTTTAAATATGAACAATCGAGAAATCACAGCCGAAGTAATTCAAGGAACTCCATCAGAAAATCCAATTGCCCCCGAAGTAACAAGAACAGCCGTCATTTATGAACTCGCACTTGCTGAAGTGACGATTAATGCGGCTGCACCTTATATCACACAAGCGAATGTACTTGATACAAGAATGGATTCCTCACGTGCTGGTTGGATCAATTCCCTCATTCAAGCAGATACTGAATCGATTTTCAATAATTATCAAAATTGGTATAACACCAAAACAGGAGAATACGAAACAGACTGGCAAGAATGGTTTGAAGCGATGAAAGATCAAGTCGCAAATGATGACCATACGTTGATGAATAGTCGTCTTGATGCACTTGAGACTAACAAAGCAGACCTTGACCATACGCATGATATAGCCGAGTTTCCTTCATTACAAGATGCCTTAGATAAAAAGTTGACTATTGGTGATTTTGGAATTGGTGGAAATTCTATTAACATTTACGGACAAAATATTGACCTTCTAGATAAAACAGGTTTTTATCATTCTCATGCTTTAACAGGTATTCCAGAAGGCGCACATCATAACGGTTATGTCATTCATATTGAAGCAAGAGATGACCTTGATTATGCCATGCAATTTTATTATACAACAACTGGAAATGAAGGGTATTGGTCGAGAAGAAAAGTAAATGGAACATGGGAAGATTGGAAAAAGGTTTTACATCGAGGTGACTATGGACTTGGTGGAAGAAGTGTTGATGTTACAAATTCCAATTTAGATGATTTACGAACAAAAGGAACACAATTTATTAGTGGGTACGGAATGATTAATGCTCCAAGTTCTTACACTTATTATGGTTGGCATATAGATCATAGTTCACATGGTGGTGCCGCTCAAATCATTTACGGGGCTGATGGATTATACCAAAGACAATATACAAGTGGAGCATGGACACCTTGGGAAAAAAACTCAACAAAAAAAACCTATGAAACAACCATCGCTATTAACGGTATTTACAAGATTGTTGCTCCGATTGATAGCAATATTCAAGTGATGGTATTAGGTAGTGATGGCTTTTGGTACCCTGATGGTACTCGTATTCAAAGGAAATTCCAACCTTCTACTGGTGAATGGGTATTTATTGGTGATAGTGCACAAGCATGGGATGTTATGATTATTATTAATGGATAATGGGCGAGTTTTACTCGCCTTTTGTTATGGAATAAAAAAGGAGTGGGTTTTCATGAAAAAGCGATTTACAAACAAAATATTTTTATTAGCATTTGTGGGTTTTTTGTGGCAAATACTTCAACCGATTTTAAAACATTATGAGATTGAGATTTCACAAGAACTGTTCCGTCAATTTGTCGATTTAGTTTGTTATGGAGTAATTGGCTTTGGAATCTATCAATCATTTGAAGAACCGTCAGAACCTCCAACATCAGAGAGTGGTGAATAATGTGGAACCAACACAAATCACAGCCCTAGCCACAGCCGTTGCAACGATACTAGGGATTATCACAGGGTTCATTTTGAAAAAAAGAACTCAAGACGTAAACAATTTTAATCAAGTTATTAATCAAATGAGAGAAACCATTTCAGGACTGGAAAAGAGAATTGCCAGTCTAGAAGCCAAAAACGGGGAACTAGCAGAACGATTGCAAGTGGAAATGGCAAAGAGTTCTCGACTTGAAGCAGAAAATGAATACTTAAAAAGAGAAGTAAAAGAGTTAGAGTTTGAAATTGCTGAAATGAAGGGGTGATAACGTGGGAAAACTTGTAGCTTTATGTGATGGTCATGGTGCAAATACTGCTGGAAAAAGAAGTCCAGATGGGATGAGAGAAAATGAATTTAATAAAGCAGTGATGAATCATTTAAAAGTAGAATTAGAAAGACACGGACTTGATACATTACTTGTTGCTCCAACAGATGCAGATACTTCTTTATCCACAAGAACCAATCTCGCAAATGCAAAGAATGCGGATATTTACGTAAGTATTCATGCAAATGCGAATAATGGACAATGGGGAAGTTGGGGTGGAATTGAAACCTATCATTACCCAAACTCAAAAACAGGCAAAAAATTAGCGGATGTTATACATAATGAAGTAATTAAAGGTTCACCATTGAAAAATAGAGGAGTCAAATCAGCAAATTTCCATGTGCTAAGGGAAACAAAAATGCCTGCCATTTTATTAGAACTTGGCTTTATGGATTCAAGGTTTGACATTAATTATCTAAAAAGTGACGCATATAGACAAGAATGTGCAATTGAAATCGCAAAAGGCATTTGTAAGTATTTTGGAATCACATATAAAGAAAAACAAGCCCCTCAACCAACCTCCAACAAATACTACCGAATTCAAATCGGAGCCTTTTCCAATTCATCAAATGCAAAACAGTATCAAGAAGAACTTCTTGAAAAATACAATCTAAAAACAATCATTAAATATTATTCAAACTACCATCGTGTTCAAATAGGTGCATATTCGTCAAAATCAAATGCGATACGATACCAAGAAGAACTCTTGAAAAAGTACAACTTAAAAACGATCATCAAATATTACTAAGCAACAAAAAGAGGGCATTTCAGCCCTCATCTTTTTATTTGGTCAATTTTACACAGTTGATGACAAAAAAACACAGAAAACATCAATTAACTTAGATCAAAAATCGTTCTATTTAAAAGTGGTATCATGACGTCACACTTTCATTCCTTCACAACTTCATAAAACCATAATAGCAATCCACTATGATACTTAGATGAAAACTAACCATTTCACCATAATTTCATTAAGTAAAACAAGGGTATTAAACCTCGTTCGAATAAGAAAATTCACCAAATAAGGATGCTGCTTTTTCATTTTAAGTCCTTCATTTCAGACACCAATTTCGTATGTTGAAGTTAAAATTTGAAGGGAACTCACAGGAAATTGAATCGAAATCCATTTTTCACCAATAAGACGTCTGAATAAAATATTGAATGCTTTTAACAAATAAAAACATACGAAAGCAAAAAGTCTTCCTATTTAAATTATCTTTTGAAATAAATCATTATATTACACGAAATCTAAAAATAAATCACAATAACCTCTTATGGATAGCAAATCAAAAAAAGCATCCAAATTGGATGCTTTTAGAGGAAAAAATATTCAATGCACAAGCCCATTAGAAGAATATCTTATTGAAAGGAGGCAATATTGTAATCCAAGCTTACTTGTCTTACACCTTATCTATATGTCTACGAATAATTTTTATGAGGATTGTTTTCTTTTAAATTCCATAAACTCCATAAACGTCTTAAATTCTCCAATCATTTCTTTTGCACGAGTGTATTGTTCTTTATTGCTCAACATCTTGTACAATTCAGGGAATTCACGAATCAGAGTGAGGATGGCTTCTAGTTCGGCTTCACTGCAAATCGCCAGTTCTTTTTCAATCAATCCCTGAACACGACTTCGTTGAATCTTAGTATGCTCCGATTGGATATCTTCATTTTCTCGAAATTGAAAACCAAAGGGTTCTAATTCAGAAGGTTCAATATGTAAGACATCCATGATTTTTAACAACAATTCACGTCTAGGCGTCTCAATCTTCCCATTTTCCACTTGTGACATATATCCATTACTTACATCAATCAACCTGCACATTTCTCGTGCTGAAATGTTCATCTCCAGCCGTTTCCGTTTTAAAAATGCCCCAAATTCCATAAAAGATTCACCTTTTCTAAAAAAATTTGAAAATAAATTTGGTTTCATTATACATCGATTGTATACTACTTACAAGTTGCTAAATGATTAGTGATTAGTAAGTGATTTTAACTGATAGATACATAGGACAATCTGGTCATCACATATAGATAAGGTATTGGGGGAGATACTTTATGAAGGGAAAAAAGTTCAACTTTAGATTTCATAAATCCACTAGCGATAAAACACCCGATGAAATAATTCAAGCACTGGTTGATAACACCATTAAAAAAGTCTTAACGGACTATGACAAAAAATATTATAATAGTTTTAAAGAATACACCTCTTAGGATGAACTAAGAGGTTTTTTTGTTTAGATGGAGGTTATCTAACATGAGTAATGAAAACATTGCTGCGATTTATGTTCGGGTTTCTACATTAAAAGCATCACAAAAAGATTCACCCGAACATCAAAAGGCGGTTTGTTTAGAAAAAGCAAGGATGGAAGAGTTAGATCCACAGTTCTTTTATGAAGATAAATCATCAGGAACAAGTATTGTTGTTCGAGATGAAATTAAAGAGTTACTGGAAGATGCCAAAAAAGGATATTTCCAGACGATAATATTTGCTTCTCTTTCCCGTTTCTCCCGTGATGCGCTGGATGCTGTTACTCTAAAAAGGAAATTAGTAAACGCTTTGGGGATTCGATTAATTTCCATTGATGATACGTATGATTCACAAGAGAAAGATGATGAAATGATTTTTACGATTATCTCTGCTGTGAACCAAAAACTTTCCGAACAAATTTCTCTTTCATCTAGACGGGGAATTCGTGAGTCTGCTCGAAGTGGAAACTTTACAGGAAGTTTTGCACCCTTTGGGTATAAGAAAGTAAAAACAGGTAACTTAAAAACACTTGAGATATCGGAAGACCATGCTCTTATCGTGAAACAAATATTTGAATGGTACTGTTATCAGAACATGGGTGAGAAATCCATCATTGAAGAATTAAACAAGAGAGGAATACCAAGTCCTAAAGGAGGGCTCTGGGGAATTACAACCGTTCAAAGAATGTTGCAAAACGAAGCCTATACAGGTAGGAACGTCTTCAATAAATATACGGTAGAAAAACATTACGATGATGTGGATGACATGCAAAACAGACGTAATAAATTTGTTCAAAAAGAAAAGGAAAAATGGTTGAGAAACGAAGAACAAAATTGGGAACCAATTATAGATGATGAAACATTTCAAAAAGCTCAAGAGATGAGACTTCTTCGTGGAGGTGGAAAACGGGGAGGTGTAAGAGGGATAGCGGTTAATGCCTTTGCTGGAATAGCAAAGTGTGCCCATTGTGATAGTAACTTTGTTTCGATGAAAACAAGTAAAAAAGGAAAAAAAGAATATCGGTATTTGATTTGTTCCAGAAGAAGACGGATTGGAACTGTTGGGTGCGAAAATGGGCTGTGGATTCCGTATGAATCTTTCCGTGATGAACTTTTAAACGAACTCACTCTTTTCCTTCAGGATGCAATTAAAGTAGATGAAATCACTGAACGTGTAAAAATCCCTACATATAATCATGTAGAAACGAAGGAGAAGGACAAAGATAAATACGAAAGAATGATTCAGGAAAACCGAAAGCTTCTATTTGAACTACGTAAAGATAGGAAACTTGGAGAAATCGATGAAGACCAATATCAGTTCGAAAAGAATGAATATGAAAAAGAAATTGAAAACCTTCAAGATAAACTCCGTGGCATTAAGGTCGATAAAAAACGACCCATTGTATCAGATAATGAAATCAAAGAACAGATTAGAACAGGACTGACAAAATTACAAAACCTTGATTATAAAGATGTCAAAGAATTGCAAATGATTCTCCAACAACTTCTTCATAAAGTGGAAATTGATAAAGATGGAAACATTGATGTCTTTACTCCACTTGGAAAATTGTAG